GGCGTTATCTCTATAAAACATCATATCGATACAATCTTCATTCTGGTCAGACCAAAGATTGTAGAGATCCTTTTGTCAAAGAAGCTTTAAAAGAGTATGATTTATCAACATACTATGATTGCTGTGACAAAAACAAAACTCCGAGAGCAGGTCGCATGTTTCGATCACTAACTGGCTATTGCCATCCACTCGCCTCTCCACCTCGACGTAAAGATCGTCGTTTTTGGGAATGTTTTTCCCAGGCTAAAAATCAAGTTTTCCGAAATTTTGATACTGTTAAACCAATATCAGTAGAAGACGCAATACGTGTCATGCCGAAAAATACTTCTGCCGGATTCAACGGCTTAGAATTTACTGGTGATACAACCCGTAAAAAGAAAGAAGATATTCTTCCTTTTATCAAGAAACGTTACCATGAAAATTTTTATCGAATCCAAAAGAATATACCTGTAAATGATTACTGTATATTTGCTATGCGTGGCCATTTGTCTAGCCGCCTTGATTCAAAAACAAGACCGATTTGGCTTGTATCTGCTTCAACAATCGTTGCAGAATTAAAATATTATCAACCATTTTATACTCAAATTAATGAAAAACCATTTTTTAGAGATATGTGGATAACCGGAACTGGATCGTTACCCCGATTAAATAGATATTTACGGAGACATCCTGATTTATATTTTTATAATACCGATATATCACAATGGGATTCTTATCGTGCAGCTTGGTGTCATGAAGACATAATGAAAGAGTTAGGACGTAAGATTGATATGCATCCAATGGAAAAGAAAGAATTTAAATATTGCATTGATTCAGCAATAAGAACAAAAGTTCTTTTTCCAAATGGTGAAGTTCATCAAAAGTATGCTGGAATTATTTCAGGCACAGCTGGAACTTTATTATTTAACTCTCTTCTTAACACAATCGCTGGCTTAACCATAATGCTGTTGATGAAAATGTTTTCGTTCGATATTGAAGATGATTTTTACAACAAATGCTTAGATCTCAACTGGTTAGGTGATGATTTCGCTTTCTATTACCGCGGTTCTGGTCGATTTGATTTAGATAAATTTTCAAAATTAATGTTCGATTATTTTAACGTCTTGATAAAACCCGAGAAAACTGTTATAGCCGATAATTTAGATGACAGAAAATATTTAGGTTATCAATTAAAGGGTGGATTTTTATTTAGAACAGAGAAAGAATTATTTCAATCATTATTATATTGTGAAAGACCTTTTCCTAGTAGTGATCCTTCTAGTTTAGCAATTTCATTCTCTCGTTTCTTTTCTTATTTATTATTAGGTGGAATTAATAATTATAAGTTTTTAGAGTTTTTTTATTTTTATATGGGTAAATATGAAAATCTTTTTTTAAAATTACATTCTCTGTATCAACCTGGTATGGATAATATATTTAAACTTCTTAAAGATGTATGGAATGTTAAAATTCCTAATTTTACGTTAGATACTTTTCGTAAAATGCATTTAGAACTTTTAAAATATGCATTACTATATGGTTATGATCTTAAGTTTAGTGATCTTATTATAGAATAGTTAACTGCATTTATAAATAAAAGCATTACA